TTTAAGTCCTGTAGCGCGTCCGATAGGCTTGTTATAATCGTGATTGAAAAGAATGATAGGATTCTTTTCGAAGTTACCAAGGCCACCCTTAGTCCATGCTTCTGCTGAGATTGTATCCCCAGCTCGGTCGAAGTCAGCAGTGCTAGCCATTCCACAAATGTGAACGCCACCATCGTCATCTTCATCAAAAGCTTTAAAGGTAGAAGTAAGGTTAAAAATCTTTTCCATTAGTCTTCACTCTTTTCTACTGTTTTAGCAGGCTTGCTCGGAGCAGCTTTAGGCTTCGGAGCAGGTTTTGGCTTAGGGGCTTCCATTAACTCTGGATGCTTTACCTTTAAGGCATGTAACAAATATTTCCATGCCTTAAAACTTCTTTTAACAGAGATTGCATGCAATGCATCAGCAGCCCCTACTTTATTCATATAAGTTTTATAGTCAATATCTAAAGGCAGCTTGTGCTCTTTAAAATGCCCGCAAGCAATATCTAAAACTTTTTGTTTTTGACGTACTGCCATTTATTCTTCTCCTTGGTCCTCGACGGGTCTACCACCCTCGTCTGGGTTTGCTGCGCTTCCTGCAATGTTTGCTGGAACTCGCAAATCGTCATATCCTTCTACTAAGTCAAATCCAAGAGCATCCCTAGCTTCGTTAGGTGAAATAATTCCTGTATTCACTAAAGCTGAATAGTACTGTGATTGATCTCGTAGCTCTGGTTGAAGAGCCGGAATATCTGTAATATCCTCTGATAATGCAAATCCGAAGTATCTTTCTAGTGCAAAATTCATTTTTCTAACAATAGGAAGAATTGTTTCAAGGTAATACATCCGCATATTTGGACGTAAGTTTGCATTGTTGCCCGAGTCCAACATAATAGGAGGCACTCCGAGTGCTTTCAGTACAATTTTTTCATTTTCTGCAATTGCTGTCTGAAAGTCTAATTCTTTAAAGTTGATATTTGAAACTTTATCAATTTCAATACCGCCATCGAGTATGAGAGGTCGTCTACCACCAGCATCTGGCTTATATCGAGCAGACCAAGATTGAATCATTCTTTCTTTAATTTTTTCGGATAGTGTGTTCGGGGATTTTAGTACCAGCCCTGGAACAGCGCCGTTTTTAAAGAAGTTATCTTGAAAGTCTCGCATACTTCGCATGAGTATCATAGTACGAAGAGCAGGCTTTAGACGTGAAACGCCTCGATAAATAGAGTAGAATGAGTTGTCTTTTATATGTATAATTTCACTCGGCTTATAGTTAATTATTTCGTTAAATGTAAACTTTTCAATATACTTTGTTTCGTCAGCATGGATAGTAACTTTGTTTGCTGGTAAATGATAAAGATGTACTCCGTCAAAGTAGATAAAGATATTTCCGTCTAACAAGAAATCAGTAATTAAATTACGTCGAAATGTGCTAATATCTTGAAAAGGATTTGGTTCTTTGTTCAGTAAAAGCTCTACTCGTGAACGCTTTATACCTTTTACAACACTAGACAATCCTTGAACTTGCGCGCCTACAGAAATAGGTATTTCTGAAGTATCGTCAACAATCATATTTACGCCACGATTTACAACTTCAAGATCCTCGTACGCTCTTTCGTAATTTACTACACGTTCTCGAGAGGGTTCTATTTTATGGTCATAGTATGGTTGCGCAGGTTTTAACTTCTCCTCCGTATTTCGTCCAATTAGTCTATCATACCATGCCATGTTTTTCTCTTTGAATCTCTACCCAGCGCATTTGTTTCTTTGCAGTCACTAGGGCTGGATTTCTGCCATATAATCTATGCAGTTCCAAATGATGTTTGTGACATAGTGTGGCTGTATGCTGATACAGCTCTGTCCACTTGTCTTCAATAAACTCGTCTCGCCAAATTACAATATATTCGTCAGTATAATGTTCGGGTCGTTCTTTCGTTTTCTGCTTTAGCCACTCTCTTAGTAAAGGGGCTAGAGTGTAAAAATGGTGAAAATCGAGTTCGGTATCAGCTCCGCAAATGTGGCACTCTGTACCCTTTTCATATTTTGATTTAGCGCGATCTCGTATATATTTTACAGGATCTCTTTTTAGCTTTTTCATTTTGAATTATAGCCCTTGTAAGATAAATTGTCAAACACTATTTTTTGTAGGTCTCGTTAAAACCCACTCTGAGTTGTCTCAAATGAGTATAGTGCGTATCGTAAAGCATCTGCCATATGCGATGCTCGATTATGTTTTGGCTTTTCTCTAGCTAAGTTTGGATTTGGGTCCCATTGGTATTGGTCTAGACAAGATAGTACTTCACCGCATCGCTGATCGACCATAAGGTTATCATTGTCAACAACTCCCGCAACTTGTGCAATTCCATCTAATACTGATTTTTTAGCATTTATAGTAGAGATATCGTAATTTTGTGCGAAGTCAAATCGAGTTTGCTGTGCTGCGGAATCTATGTAAATATAGTCGATGTTCCATTTGTCAGAGAGTTCTCGAATTACAGCGGCATGCTGCTCTGTAGTCTTTTCAGCATCTAGGTACTCATCTAAAACGTGGTACACTTTTTCATCCCAATCATAAGCTATAACGCAAAATGCAGTTGGGTCACGATAACCCACGTCGAGGCCAGCAAATACATCCATACGACTAGTATCAAGCTCTTCATTATTAGCAATACACTTTTCGTGACTGAAGTTCCATATTTGCCCTTCATAAGTGTTAAAGTCTGCTTCATACTCTTGTCGAAACTCTGCCTCGGACATAGATTTTTTAGCTTCTTGTATATCTGTCTCAGACATGCGCGGATTATCTTTATAAGTAGCTCGTATCGAGCACCATTCTGGAAACTCATCATTAAATCCTCTGTCAAAAAACTCCGCAAACCAGTTGTTCCTGCCTCTAGGAGTTGAGATAAAGATAGCTTTGGAGTTATCTTTATCCAAAGTAGGACGTAAAGCTACGTTGAACGCATCACGTCCGTCTGCCAACGCCGCCTCGTCAAAGATAATTAAATCGTAACTACGTCCTACACAAGAGTCAACTTGGTTTACAGAGCCCATTCGAACTGTTGAGCCATTGCTCAATTCTATGACTTTGTCTTTTGCATTGTCCTTTGTTACTTCTAAGTCAAAGTGTTTAATAAGATTTCTTTGTAAGTCAAAAGAAATCTGAGACAGCGAGTAATTGGGGGACATTATTAAAATGTTAGATCCGGGGACTAAAGATACTAGTTGCCCGATAATATTTGCGATGTATGTTTTACCTTGTCTTCGCGATACTGCTGCACAAACAAAGCGATATTTTGGATTATTTATCGCTTTTATAATTGCTACCTGAGAGGGTAATGGTGTAATGCCTAGTAAATCCAGGTAGGGACTTACGGCTAATTTAAGAAAGCGTGTCTCAGATTGTAAGTTTAAAAAATCGTCTGATATAATATCAGCTCTACTAATTTGTACTGTCATAATCTTTACTCAGATTGTTGGTCTTCTAAAACTTCTTCATTCTTTTCTAACCAATCGTCAGCATCAGTATCTACATCTTCTTGTGTTGCTTCTCGATAATAGATAATTATTTCTTTTTGCTGTCCAATGTAGCGTTTTAATTCTTGAAGATTAAATGCCATATTCTCATAGTCTTGTGGTGTAATACCAAAAAGCACATACGTACCGCTTTGCATTTTTTCAAGTTTTGCAACTTGCTCTTCAAAGTTCTTTTCTGTCAATACAAAAAACTCTACATCTCGTAAGTCAATTGCTTTAGGTAGCGGAGGTTGATAAATTTCTAGTGTCTTGTACTCCGTCACTGTTTTAATAATAGGCTCTGGTGCTGGTAAAGGCTGTGGCTGTAACATTGAGCAGCCTCCCAAAGTAAGTAAAAGTACGCTACTGAGAATCCGCATTTTGTACCTCCTTACTAGCTGTTTCTATAGATCGAAAAACTTCTTTTGTACCTTTATTAATTCTTGGCTCAATCAATCCTGGCTTTGCTCTTGCTAGACGAGTCATGTCATGTCGTTTAAAAATAGATAAGTACCCATCCATTTCTGCTTGCATTGCGTTATTCTTCTCTGATAATGCGCCTACTGCTTGCAGCTGTACCTGTAAATTCTTCTCTGATCGTTCTCGTGCACTTTTTTCTTTTTCAAATGCAGTCTCTAATCGAACGGCATTTTCTTTAAGAGTAACTGCGTTTGTTTCTAGCCTTGCAATAACTGTATCTTTTTGACTAACAACTGTAGTATGGTACGCGTACCCGGCTCCCGCAAGAAGTATTACAATTGGAAGCATTTTTATCATTCCTAGCATTACTTTACCTTTTTAATTTGATAGTTGAACGCTTCTTGAGTTTTCATCTCAAAGGGCTCACCTGAAGTTAGTTTGCCTTTTAAGTGTTTAGGTTCACACTTTTCAAGCCATTTAAAATTGTAAAAAGTTTTTTTCTGAGGGTCTATCCAGATAGTGACTTCCCACTCGTTTAAGAAGAAACTAGCAATCCAACGTACCGGCCAAGAGACAATTCTCAATAAAATTCTCCCAGCGCTTTTCAATCTCTTCTCGCTCTTTATAGCTAACATAGAGGGCTTCCTTTTGGCTGTCCGGAGACTGATGATAGTCTAACCACTCTTCCGGAGTCATAAATTTCTTTTTTGGATAAGATATTCCAAGTTCAAGACTGTAGTATTCTTGCCCTGTCACCAAATCTTCATGTATTTCAAGATTTGGTGACATTGCAACGCATCCGCTTAAAAATAATATGGGTACTACTTTTTGCCAGACCATGCCTGAGCTCCAAAGAAAGCAGCTACAATACCAGCTACAGATACAAAGTACACAGAGGCCATAGAACCAAGAATTTCTGCTGCTTGATGTAACCCTAGCATTTCTGTCATCATAACAGTAGCTGGATAAAGAAGCATTCCACCTAAAGCAAACCATGTCATTTTTCGTTGAGCATCTCGCATTGCGTCTTGATCTTCTAGCTCTTTACGCTTAAACTCAAGATACATTGCTTTTTCATCATCGTCAACTTTTCGGTCGCCGTTTACATCTGCAGGATGATACCCTGCTTTCTCTAAGTCTTCCCCCATTACTTTTTCCATCTAGCCGTAGCAAGTTTTAGTGCTACGTCTTGAGGAAGGTAAAACCAGTAATACTTCTTATGCCCTAGTTTTTCCATTTCCTCCCAAGTAACAAACTTTTTAGTCCAGTTATCCGCCCACATTTTTCCAAAACGAAGAACTGCGTGTCCTCCCCCGTTTTTTGTAATAACTCTACGGATTTGTGCTTTGCCAGTACATAGATACCACCAAAATTTCCACATAGATTTACCACTAATAAGATAAAGTAATGTAAGCGCATAGTCTTCACAATCTCCCACGTAAGGGTGATCTTTCATTATCTGCCAATGCTCACGTTTTGCGTACTGGTCAATATCATACTTGTACGCCCAGCTTGAGTTTAGTTCTTCTAGTTGACGTTCAAACACTACCATTTTACCTTATCGGCCCAATAAGCTGCGCTCATTTTACCCTTTGCGATATTCTTCGCATGACGTGCTTTAAAGCTCTTACGCTTTGCTTTCATTGCGGCACTTTCTCCTGCTTTAGGTTTTCCTGCAGTCTTTGCACCTTTTTGCCCAAACCGAATCGTTTTGATTTTGTCACCTACCTTAGCTACGACGATATGGGACTTCTTTGCGTGCCCAGGAGTTCTACGAGGCTTATTGAAGCCCTTTACCCTTGCACGCGCTAAACGAGGATCTCGTTTTTTACCTTTTCGTTTTGCGGCCACGTCTCATTCTCCCTTTACGCTTGGCGAATGTTTTCACCATAGTAGGCTTTCCACCGGGATTGCCTGCAGCTCTTTTACGTCTTATAGCAGACCTTTTCTGAGCTTTAGTCATACGAGCCGCTTTAGATGCAGGAACGCATTTTGGGTACTTTCCTTTTTTAGACTTTTTACGTCCACAGGGCATATACCCCCCGCCCTTTTTCGGACGGGAAATATCTACCCATTTTTCTTTAGACCATTTGGTTAAACCACTTTTAGGTTTAGCCATTACATTTGCATTTTATGGCCCCACTTCTTCCAGGCCCAATGCGTCACCGCACCTACAACAAATCCAATTAAAAACTCCATTTTACTTTCCCATGCGGTATTTACCGCCTTTGGCTTTATATGTTTTTACTAGCCAGCCATTTGCATAAGCAGAAGGGTATACAGCAAATTTGCGCTTTGCTTGTGCTTTTACCCGTGCGTACAATTTTTTATTTGTAGGCACGGGGCGCTTTTTTGCAGTTTTCTTACTTCTTCTTCTTACCGCCACGCTTCTTCTTCATGATTGCTTTACGCAATGCTGGGGGCAGTTTCTTCTGAGCTGCAGTCAACCCGCCCATAGACTTTTTCTTCTTACCGCCCTTCTTTGCTGGACGTCCACGTTTCTTACCGTAAGTACCTTTACCTGCTGGCATTAGCCTTCCTCTGCGATAGCCTCTTCCAAGGTATCGTATTCCCGAACTTCGGGTACTGGGAGAGGAGCTTCTTCTTCCTCCTGCTTTGCTACCATTTCAAAGATTTCAGAAAAATCTTCTGACGCATGAAGAACCGCTCCGTTTTCACTAAGAATCCACTTACCGTGTTTCTTAAAAATGTGTACTTTTTCCATAATTATTTCCTATGAGAAGGCTAACATTAGTAGCCCTATTGCCAGCCCTATATTAAATCCTATAGAGCATGCAAAAACAAAATCCTTAAAAAATCTACTCCTTTTTGGTTGAAATTCGTATTCAATTGGTTGTCTCACCCATTAGCCCATGAGTAATGTTACAATTACTCCTGCGAGGAAAATTATAAGGCTACCAGCGCCTACCATAATTCTATTCTCGATTCGTTTTAGAGAGTCTTCTATATCCGTGAGCCTATTAAAAGTTGTTTTCCAGCGCTCTTCGCACTGTGCCTCGTGTTGAGCCATTTCAACTTCAATTTCTCTTACTCTATCATTCAGGTCCATTTAACAGCTTCTCCATAAGTTTACCATAATTACCTTGTCCAAATGGAAGAGCTGCATCGTTAATCTGAACATTAGTTTGATTACGAATACTGGTCGTCTCGGCTTTTAGTAACTCAGCTTGCGCTTTGATTTCGTCCATGCGCATTTTGTGTGCCATCTGTAGTAAGTCCGCTAAATCTTTAGAAGAATAAACTCCTGTCTCTTGCGCTTCCTCTAGCTTGCTAGCAATCATTTCATCAAGTACAACCGCGATGTTATTTTTGTTACGATACCCCATATCTAAGTATACCGTATCAATGTACTTTTTAACTTCGCGCTTGTTAAGTAGTTCAACCACTTGATTTTCGGGTACGCCCATATATTCACATACAGCACGTATATTTCCATATTGCAAATAGCAATTCGCAATTTCAAGACCTTCCGGTGATATTGTAGTAACTTCTTTACCCATGTTGCAATTCTACTCCATACCAGTTGCAAAGTCAAGAATTATTTTTGGTACCTTAGTCCGCCAAGGGGTTGTCTAAGGCTTTTTGTAGTTTGTTTTCAAGATCTGTTTCGAGTTTTTCCATATCGGATTCAATACGAGTTTCTAGGTCTCGCATCGTATCTCGCACATCTTTTTCAGTTTCTCGAGTAAGATCTGACACAGCTCGAAGTCTGTCATCTACATCACTTTGGAGATCTTTTACACGAGAAGCTGCAGAGTCCGATACTCGTTCAATACGAGTAATATCATCTTTGAGAGAATTTTTAATGTCTCGAGTATATTCTATGGCTTCATCAAGCTTTGTTTCAATTACAGCGTTTCTACTTTCTATTACACCCACATCAATATTTTGTACGACCTCTCGCATATTCATGTAGTCTGCATAAAATTCAAAACCTGCCCAGAGAGCGCCTCCTAAAGTCGAAAGGGCAGTAAAGACTATTGCAGCCTTTCCGCCCTTAAAATTCATTCCTGCAAATTCAAATTCTGCCATTTATTTGTCATTTTCAAACTGAAGCGCACGTAAGTTCGCCACCTCCTGTTTGAGCCGTTGCACTTCAAGACGTTCTCGTTCTAGTGCAAGTTGGTATAATGTATTACAATTTATTCTCTCTTTTGGTTTATTAAGTGGTATTGTTATACGAGCGTATACTCCAGTAGAAGTACCTCCCGTGTTATAGCTTTGTGTAATGTACTCTGGCTCGTCAATAAGTCCAAGTACTCCAAACTCTAAGTTTGTAGATGATCCAATCGCATTCGAGCAATCCATATCTCCATGACGGAATCTATCGGACTGATAGCTCTGTGCAGACTGTGGCATTTGCAGATTCACTGATTGCCCTAAAGCAACGCTCGGAATGAGCAATAAAATGTATAAGAGTCTCATATGAGGCCTCACTTAATCTTTGAACAAACTTTCGATGATATGATGCTTCTCTGCGCGCTACCTTTTTCTAAAAGTGACTTGGTACATATGTAGGTGGCAGTTGTGTCACTCGGAAGAAATATTTCAATATCTCTGTGTTCGAAGTGCTTTAACTTAAATGTTTTCTCATCAGTTATAAATGGGACATCATTCCAGTTTTCGTCCGTAACTTCGATCTTATAATATTCTACATCTCCGCGAGCATTCCACATTTTTAAATTAGTTTGAAGTACATCTTCTAGGTACGACGCACGTAACTTAGGATATGTGGGTGTAAGCTCGTGGGCACTTGCGTACCCACTTGCAAACAACAGGAGTAAAACTAAGTATTTCATTAAAGAGGAATACACTCCGCTTCAACTACTGCAGTATATGTACCTGCAGGGAACGATTTTGCAAAGCCATAATCCGCAAGAGATGAAATCTTAAACCATGTGCTTCCTGCAACGGTCATTTCATATTCGTGCGCATTATTATACTCTACTTTATTTGTATCGTAGTCTGCCATGTTTGTATCTGACATTTCTGATACTTCAACGTCTCCAGTCCAATTCACTACATCGTCGAGTGTAGGGGCTGAAGAAAAATCAATCGGATGCTCGATCACAGCTTTGTAGTAGTCTGCTGCAAGTACGTCATATCGAAT